GTGAGAGAGCCACCAGAAGCCTCCCAGAAGAACTGGTAGACATACAGAGTGTCAGGATCGTCAGCGCTGAGAGCAATCAAGAAGTTATCAGTCTTACTGACAGCCAAAGAAGCGATGTTCTTAGGAATGTACTTTGGAATCGTTTCAGTAATAACAGCGGTTTGACCGAGGTTAATACCAACCGTTCTGTCAGTCGTAATAAACGTATGGAACCCAGTGAAGTCTCCCTCTTTAACAGGGAACAACACCTGAGGTCCAATCTGCTCAGGCTTTACCTTGTCCTCCATGCTGATCGAACTGATTCGACCCACAGCAGCTGTTTGAGGACTGAACGTAACGTTGTCACCAGAGTACAGACGAAACTGGTTTTCACTTGAGAACAGTACAAGCTCATCCTGCTGCTGCAACGCAAAGTTCAGCACAGCAACATCGTTACTGATCGCAGTCAGGTCAATAGGATCGTCATCTACAACCTGTACTGCAGACTGCTGCCAGAAGTTGAAGTAGTCAGCAGCTTGGCTAAGGATGACGTTTTCACCACTGATGAACCCAAGACGGTTTTTAAAGAACACCACATCGTTAATGGTGTTGTTTACAAACGAAGGCCCAGGGTTCAGAGTCTCGTCACCAGACAGTCTGGAGGTCCACCCAGGGAGGTCTACAGTGACTGTCCCATCGGTGTAGTTACTGTCGTTAAACGGTTGTAGTGTAAACCGAACAAGCCCGTCAGCGTTCTTGTAATAGATAAAGGCATGAGGCATCGTTGCAGCACTCAACACACCTCGGCTACCAGGAGCACCTTCCTCAACCCAAGTACCTTTACCAAACACACCGTCTGTTGTGGTGTTCTGAGCATCAAAGGTTAGGTAATACGAGCTTTGATCTGCAGAACCGTCAGGAGCAACCTTAACGGTATAACCTTCCCAGTCCAGCGGAGGAAGCTCTGTAATGGCACTCACACGGTCTGTGAAGCCAGACATGAGGCTGTTACCACGAGCATCAGTAGCAGTCAGGCTTTTGATGTACCTAGAGGAACTGACAAGGCCAATCAGGATTTGAGAGCCTTGAACCTCAAAGGTTAGTTTGTTGTTGATATCAGTGTTATCAAGACCATCTCCAAGGGTTATGGTTGTAGAACCATTAGCCGTTGCGTTAACTGCAACACCAGCTTCGTTAACAAGAGTAAAAGAACTAGCGCCAACAGTACCAACAAAAGTATTAGCTGGAATACCAGTACCAGTTACAAGTTCATCTGAAAAAACTTTTTTAATATCGGCAGCTGTAACACTGGTAATAGTTGAACTACCAATACTTGTAGAACCGGTAATAGTTTCAGTCCAGTTAACAAGACGAGCTGCAATATCCTCAGAGCTGACAACGTTAGTGTTACCACTGCTGTCAGTAAGAGAGGGGGTTAAATAGTGACCAATAATAATGTCACCATCGTCTAGCTCAACACGAACCTCGTACATCGTGTCGTAGTCAACCAGCTTGACCCAGACCTGACCTTTGATGGGTCTATAGGCAGAGCTAACAAGACCGACGTTAAATCTTGTAAGAGTCTCAGTGCTGTCGTAAAGAGCTACCTTCTGAGTGTTTGTAATAAACACATAGTCCTGGAACGAGGTAGCTCTAAACCGATCACGAGCCTTTCCAGCACCACGAAGGTAACCAAGATTTGTTGTGGTGATGTTGGCAAAAATCTGCTCTACAGGAACAACGTTTAGCTCAGTACCAGACAGTTCTTCTAAGTTTGCAATACCTGCAACAAAAGTGTTGCTAGAAGCAATTGTTAAAGTGACACCAGTGGCTGTAGCTGTAGCGTTCTTACTCAGCGTAAGCTTTGCTCCAGCAATATCAATGGCAGCGATAACAGTACCAGTAGGAATACCAGAACCACTGACAGAAGCTCCTACATAAAGGTCTGTAGTCATCGAACCGCTAACACTGCTAACAACGGAAGACCCGCTAGTAGTGTTTGCTGTACGAGTAATGGTACGGCTGTCGTCAGCAGCAATCAGAACAAACCGTTCAGTGCTACTACGGTTGTAGATAAAGTACCAAGCTTCGTCCCATTTAATAGGGTTTACAAGACTGGCTCCACCAGCGTTCTTGGTAAGCGTATCAATACGCTTTACAGGTACAGAACCAAGACGCTTCTTAAGACCTTCTACAAGGTCACACACGCCGTTCTCAAGAACCTTTGCAAAGCCAGGCAGTACAAGACTGTCAGCCTGTTGGTTAACACCTTTGTTAAGTGGTGTAATGACTTGGCTAAGAAGTTCTTTAGACATCAGCGATCAAGAATGTCAGGGCTAAACACAGTCGTTACACGGCCACCGTACATATCATCAGGACCACTGATGTAGTTGTAGTTTTGGGCCATATCCTCAGTACGCTTCAACGTTTGAAGAGCGTTCTTTTCGTCCTCCGCTGTATAAGCTTCAATACTGGAGGAAGTCATTGCACGGTTAGAAAACATCCGTGCTGCTCGGATCATAATGTAGCGACGACCAGTCTCAGGAATACTGTCCCACTCAAGTTCTTCAATAATCTCAGCAACGAGATCACTGGTGTTACCAGTCACAGCTACACCGAGACTACCCCTCAGATCGTATGTATTCTTAACGCGATCAAAAAGCCGCAGACCGCGAAGAACAAACCTTTGAGACGGATACGACAACGGATTGAATCGTACAGCCAAGGTGTTGCTAGGAAGCTGGGACTGACCTGTAGAAGCGTCCAGAGGAATGGAGTCATACAGCATCGTGTTCCAAGACCAGCCAGCACCTTGAACTTCTCGGCTGACTTCATCCAAGGTACTCTCTGCGAGAGCTACATCGCCTACTAGAGGGGGGTTAAGAGAGTTAACAGGAGCTTCGCCAATAATGGCAAGCAAAGTGTTAACTGCACTGAGTTTACTTGTCGCCATTATTACAACAAAAAGGGGGAAACATTTCTGCCTCCCCCCATTGTATTGGTAATTAACTAGAAGCTAACCCGGATTAATAAGTATATGACTTAGTACGGGTTACCATCGCTCAGCAGGCTGACGCAGCACTCAGGGCGAAGAACGCCGTGACCCACTGCATAAGAAGCAACCATCATGGTGCTTTGGGTCATAGCCTTAAACTCCGAACCGGTCATCTGCATCGAGACATCCTTCAGAGCCACAGTACCCACAGCTTCCTTGGTAAAGCACAGACCGAAGCAGTTAGCGATGGAGCTGGTGTTACCCTGCTCATCCTGCCAGTAGTCGTTATAACCAGAGGCAGCCTGACCATCAGAGCCATCACGGCCATTGATGTAGTTAGGACGCTCACCACGGACAGTAGCGGCCTGGTTGCTCAGACCCACATAGGTTTGACCGTTGGTGTAACCGTTGATGCCAAGGTGGTTAGAGGTCATCAGACGGAAACCAGCCACAGAAGCAACCTTGTTGCCTGCGATGGTGCCGTTGACTCCAGTACCGCCGTTCCAATCGGTGTTGATAGCACGGTCGCTATTCAGCACGTCATAGTAAGCGCCAGGGGTCAGAACGACCACACGACCTTCCTTAGGAGCATCCTTCTCGTCCAGGACTTGGCAAGCCTTGAACAGGTTCTCAACGATCAGGTCACCGCGAGCGTTACGGTCAGAAGCACCGTTCAGGTCGATACCAGTCAGAGAAGTACCACCAGGCATCCGGTTCAGAACAAACAGACGCTCACCCACAGTGAACGCAGCGTTAGTACCGGTACCAATCGAACCAATCGGGTTGATATCGAAGGTAGCTGCACCGTTGGTAGGAGCAGTGGTGATCACACCGTAAGCACCGGAGGTCTCGCCGTACACCACTTCACCAACAGCCCAGAAAGCCAGTTCAGCAGTCTGGAAGTTAGCGCTGAGGGTAATGGTGTTGGAGCTAACGGAGGAGTAGGTACCACCGTTCAGTTGGAATCGCTTGGAATCCCAATCCTTTACCCGACCGTCAGACTCAGAAGCAGCCAGCAGAGTACGAGCAAGGCGCTGATCGTAAGCACGGGCCAGAGCGCGACCGAGTTCGACAGAGTAGATGCTACGCACATCCCAGTGAAGCTTGGCTTCATCAAGATCGTAGATCGAAGCATCAGCGATCAGCAGGTCATCGATGGTGATGATCTTTTCGCCGATCATGCCTTTGTTACCTTGACCAGTGATGAAATCACCAGGACGGTGGTAACGGCTAGAGAAACGACCCGTGATCGGGAAGCTTGCAGATTTGCCCGAGGAGATCGTCCGCTTCATGGTCAGATCTTTGAAGATCGTCTCACGATTGAACGTAGTCAGAACCTCTCCACTGAAGATTTTCAGGAAGTTAGCGTTTTCACGCTCATAGTTACCGGAGGCGGAACCAGCGTTATATTGAACGCCATTAAGTCCACCCAACCGGCCAAGAGATGCAAAGTCAGGCATCGTTTGTTAGGAGGTAGGAATGTTTAACTGCGCTCGCTTTCACTGTTGTTATCGCCTCAGCGGCAACAATGTTTACGTTCGCTAATGAAATACTAACCCCTTGGGCCTAGAACTTCACTACGAATGAGTTTGTCTTGAACATCTTGGGTATAAGCAGGGTCCTGCAAATACCGAGGATCGCTCATAGCAGCCATCACTTCTTGGCTAGAGCGGAACACATCACTGCTATTAGCAGAAAGCTTTCCACCCATTAGTTGGCCTTCAAAACCTTCAGAGTCTTGGTAGGCGTAGTACAACGATTGAAGTGCGTTACGAGCACGGTAGTAGTCCCCGCTGTTCACTTCACGGTTGTAAGCCTCAAGCTCGTTCTGATCAAGATTATCTTGAGCCCACTTTTGGACAGACTGGAAGTTCTCTTGACCTCCAATGCTTTCCATAATGGTCTGCTCTTCCTCTTGAGACAGATAAACCTCTTCAGGTTGCTGCTCTTCAGGTTCAGTAGTGTCTTGATCATCAGTAGTTTCGTAACCAGAACGATTACTAAACTTCTTCTCAAGCTCTTGGTAAGCCTTCAGAAGATCATCAGGTGACTTGAACTTGCCACCAATCAGTTCTTCCTGTTGCTCTTGCTGTTCAGACTCTTGAAGAATCTGAAGATCCTGTTCGTTATAAGGACCAGTTTGCTGGCCCAAAAAGTTATCAGCAATAACTTCCATGATCAACCAATACGAACGGTCAGATCAGGATAAATCCAAACAGGACGTTTAGCTTTTACAGCAGCAACGTACTGGTTATACACCTCAGGCTTTTCAGCTTTCAGTTGCTCAATAAGCACGTCCATTTTGGACTTAGGCTTTGACGGCTTAGGAGCCTCTTTAACTTCAGAAGCCTCCAGGGGCTCCACCGATTTCTTGACTTGCCCTGATTGAGTCATTTTCAGCTTTAACGAGTGCGGCTTGTTTAGCAGGATCGTTATTAGGATCTTGCTGAGCCATTTGTTGCTGCATCATCATAGCTGTTTGTTGTTCTTCAGCCATGAGATCTTCCTCACTCTTGATCAGCTTGTAGGTATCAAGACCGTCAGAAGCTGCAAGACGGATGATTAGCTCACGGCTATTAACGTACTTAGCCATGGTCTCAGGACCGAGAGTACCAGCGATGGTTTGCAAGAACTCGATCAGCTTGGCTTTGTCGTTACCACGTCCCAGAGCGTCCAGACCAGTTGTGATCTGAGGCTTCACTACATCCTTAGGAAGCTTCGGAAGACGCCCTTGACGCTCCATAAGAGCCATCTTGCGGTTCACAAGAGGCAGCTGCAGCTCAACGCTCAGGATGCTGTAAATACCACCGAGACCTGATTCCAGTTCCTGTGCAACCATTTTGATCTCTTCCGCTGTCACCCGGTCACGACCAGAGGTACCAGCTTGGATTGCACTGTTTAGTAGGAACGCAAAGCTCAGACGCTGTTCAATACGAGCAATGGTGTTCAAAGCAACCGTAAGGTCAGCTTGCTTCTGCATCTGAAGAGGTGCCACATCATTTGGGTTGCCAGCCACAATTGATCCATTGGCAGCCCGAGCAAGAGCGTCAGGACGAGTCGTGCCGTTAGGGTTGCACAGGAAGATGATTTTGGCTGCTGCTGCAGAGC